TCAAAGTCGGTAAACGCAGCGTAGCTAGCGCCCGCGTGCGCCACGTCCAGCGCCGCCTGCGCTACGCCGTTGCAGTAGCGGCACGGCGGGAAGTGGGGGAGATCCACACGCACCCGGACTCCAGGCTTGAGGCGGTGGAACACCTGCGGCGCTGTTTTCAATTCAGTAGGCACACGGTCCCCCATTATCATTACGGAAGTGGCACCAGCGGCACAGCGCGTTGGGCGTCGGCTTGAACTTGCGATCGGCCAGCATCGGCTTGCTAGCCTTTACCCACTTGGCGAGCAGCCGCTTCTTGACGGCGGTCGTGTTCTCGAAATTGGCGCCGTTGGGAGGGAGCAGTTCACCTAGCTTCGTGTACCAGAGTTCGCAATCTACGCCTTCGCAGTCGGGGTAGAGCAGCAGCGCCGCCAGCGCGTACAACTCCAGCTGCTCAAGATCCGTGTCTTTGATCTTGCCCGTTTTGTAGTCGATGACTCGCACGCGGTTGGTCTTGGCGTCCAGGTAGTGCGCGTCAACCTTGATGCGGCACCAGGCATCCTTGGAGAACCATCCCGTCACGCGATCGAAGTTCGCGGTGAATGTCCACTCCGCCTCGCACTCTACGCCCTTCTGCTTCTTGAGCGCGGCAAACTCGGCCTTGAACAGCTGCAACTCTTTCGGCAGTCGGGTGATATTCCCTAGCACGTAGTCCTCTGCCAGCTTGTGGATGCGCGTCCCCTCCGCCATCGCTTCGGACTCGGGCTCCTTGAGCTTGTCTACACACTTGAGCTTGGCCTTGAACGGACACATGCGGTAATCGCCAAGACGGGAGAAAGACCAGGCGTTGATCACGGGCAGCGGTTTCGTAGGCATCAGCGGGAACCTTTCTTGATTTGCTTGTAAGCGGAAACGATGGACTCTCCGAACAGCTGCGCCACCTGCGGCACTACAGCGTTGCCGATACAGCGCAGCTGGTCGCCTATTCGATCACCACCCAACGCGGCGGAAACCCCATCATCTTTTCGGTAAAGCGTGGGTGTACGAGGATCGGGTCCGCGTGTGATCTCCGCAGCACATCCGAGACGCGACCAATCTTGAAACGCGGAGAACCTACGTACCTTGATCGCGGGGAGCCCTTGGAGTCCGTAGCGGCGGGCGTAGGCAACCGTAAACAACCGCTCGCGGAGGTGGGGCGCGCCAACGGCGGCAGCGGATACAGTCTGCCACTCCGCATCGTACCCGCGCGCATGGAGATCGTGGAGCACGCGGCCGAATCCATTACGGAGCAAGGCGGGGACGTTTTCGATGAGGACGAAGATCGGGCGTGTCTCTCCGATGATGCGGGCGAATTCGGACCACAGGCCAGATCGCGCGCCGTCAAGCCCCTCCTGGCTCCAGTAGCCGTTGGCCTGGCTGGTGTCCTGGCAAGGGAAGCCGCCGCAGAGGACATCGATCGGCTCCGCCTCTTTGCCGTTGAACGTGCGGACATCTCCGTATCTCCTTACCTTGGGCCAATGTTTCTGCAACACCTCTACAGCGTAGGGATCATTCTCGACCTGCCACACCACACGCATCCCCGCGCGCTCAAGCCCTAGCTCGATACCGCCGATCCCGCTGAATAGAGAGCCAACGCGCAGCGTGCTCAAGCAGCCTCCTTGAACGTCGTAAGCGCGTGCCAGTTGGGCCCATGCTCGCCCGTGGAGCGCATGGGAACGTTGAACTTCACGTCGTCCATACATTTACGCAGTAACGCCATCGCCTCCTTGGCTACTGCCTTCGGCGCGGTGATGTTGATTTCGTCGTGGACGCACACGAGGAATCGCACGCCCGTAAGGCCCTCCCGCTTGACCGCGCGGAAGAAGGCAAGCATCGCACGCTTGGTGCAGTCGGCGGCGCTGCCCTGGATGAGCACGTTCAAGCCCTTATACTCAAACGTCATTACCCGCTTGAACTTCTCCACGTAGCGGGGCGGCTCTACGTGATACTCGCGTCCACCCCACGTGCGGATCGCGCGACCCATCTTGAACGTGGTCTTGATCTCCGTCTCCAGTTTCGCCAGCCCCGGCATCATGCGCCGCATCGCGCCTTTGACAGCACGGGCCTGCGGCACGGAGACACCTAGCTGCGTGGCGAGCGCGCCGTCGCCTAGCCCGTACGTAACAGCGAGATTCAGCACCTTGCCCTGCTTGCGCGTGATGGGGTGGCCCGCCGCCTTGCTCGCCTCATCGGCCACCCACTGATGCGGATCAAGTCGCGGGTTTGCGCGGTACGCGTCCGCGAAAGCATCGTTGGTGTAATGCGCGGTGATGCGTGGCTCCTGATTGCTGTAGTCTCTAGACAGCCACACGCCGCCAGCGTCGGGCAGCATGTATCCGCGCATCAGCGGGAGCGCGGGCAACGCCCCCTTGCCCGTAGCGCCAGGTACGACGAAATCCGTAATGTGATCCGGGTGCGGGATCTCAAATTCGGTGGGGATGTTCTGGAAGTTGGGGTTGCTGGAGAACCGCCCCGTGCGCGCGCCGCCGCCGTCCTCATCGGAGCCGCCGCGCACCTGGTTCCAGTTACAGTGGACGGTGCCGCCAGTTTCCATAGCCTGCAGCAGCCACGGACCCATGAACGTGGACAACGCAGTATGCAGGCGGTTGCGGTAATTGAGCGCGTTCGCTACCCGCTGATCGTTGAATTTGTCCAGCGTGAGCGACTTTTTGTTGGTGGCCTTCTTGCCGCTTTTCGGCGTGATCTCCCACTCGGTAACGACGCCAGACGACTCCAGCGCATCCGCCAGCTGATCCTTTTTGTTGAAGTCCAGCCCCGGTGCCTTGAGGCGCTTACGCAACCACGCCTCTACGTGCTGCATGGCTGCGGTATACAGCGCGTGATCACGCTTGAGCCGCGGTAGATCAACGCGGATGCCGTCCCGCTCGTTGTCGAGTAGCGCGATCATCAGTTCGCGCTCTACATCGTACGGCTCCAGCATCCCGCGATCGTGACACACGGAGTGGTAGAGGTGCTGGAACAGATCCAGCGTGCGATCGGTATCGCCAGCTGCGTACTCACCTACCAGCTTACCCGGCGCCTTCCAGATGTGTTCACCTATCCGCTTAGCTGCCTTCTTGACGTGTCCGTTTTCGATGAGCCAATCGCGCACCGCATCGCGTTCGTCGGGCGCCTGGCCCAAGATTTCCTCCGCGCACTCCTTGAGGCCCAGGCTGCGCGCGTGCGGATTGTGGAGGAACAACAGAAACATCGTATCGTGTATCTGGCGCCAATCGAGCGGGCGCATCCCCATGTGCGTGACCGCTACGTCGTAATCGAACTTCGCGTTGTGGCAGAGGATCGCGGGGTCGCTAAGCTTCTTCGGCCACACCTCGCGCAGCGCCTTGATCGCGTCGGCCTTCGTGCAGTTGTTCTCGGTGGGGTGGCCGAATGCGTAATAGCGGCTGCGCTTCTCGCCAGCCTTGCGGATCGATACGCCTACCGGCTCCGGTGGGTAGCGGGGCCTGCCTTCGATCGGCTTGGACTCAAAGTCGATGACATGCACAGCGGGAGCCTTGCCGCGCCCCGCCCGCATCCGCTTGCGGTCAGCCTCGCGCGCGTCGGCCACCGCGCGCTGCACCAACGCGCCAAAGCCCTTTGTCTTATCTGCAATCACACCCTGCTTAGCCATGTGTCCGCTCCCTGGAGGCGCAAGAAAAGCCGGGGCACCGAAGCGCCCCGGCTGCCTGCGATTACGTGTTAGCGTGGGATGGGCTCACGCCCGTTGCGGTTGCGCCCGCTCGCGTACGGGGGATCACCGACGAACGACGCCCTGCTCGCGAGCATCCGCGGGGTGACGATCGCCCGGAGCGCCGCCACGATGTCAACACCTGGCACCTCCGCCTGCACCCGCTCCGCACGGCCGCGCGAGTAGCCCGCCCACCAATCAGGCACGGGCTCCTGCGGGCCCCGGCGCCCCGTCCTGCGGCGATCGATCACCACCGCACGCGTAGCAGCGGGGTGGCGCCGGAACGCCAGCCGAAGCGCCTCCTGCGCGTTACGCGCGGGGATCGTATGCACCTCGACATCGGGCTGCTGCCCCGCCGTACGCGTTTCGATCATGTGCTGCTGCACGTGTCTCCCTCCCGTGGCCGTAGCCACTCGCGGATCTCCGCCTCTGTATGCGGCTGGCCCGCGAAGAACACGGGCAGGCCGAGCGTGTCCGCCTCCTTGATCTCCGCGAGTGTGCCCTTGCTCGCTTCCCACCCCGGCACTACCAGCACCGCCTGGCAACGCCGCATGATCTCCAGCGTACCGGCGTAGTGGATGTGCTCCGCGCCGATGCCAACCAGGTGCTCCCCCTGTGCGTGCGGCACTACGGGATAGAGCCCTTGCACGCCGAATTGGCGCAGCACCCACGCAGCGTGACGCATGGCGTGGGTGACGTGATCCCGCCTGGCAAGCCCTGTGTCTGCGTTGAATCGACCTGCCACGTAGATCAGGCGGATCACGGCAGCGTCTCCAGCGCGGCATCGAGCGCTACCGCTGCCCGCGCGATGCGCATGCCCGCGACTGCATCCCACGTACCCGTCAGTTCGTTACGCGCCGCCGTCACCTTGTCGCGCACGTCCGCCAGCTGGTAGGTGGACAGGCCCGCCGCCGGGATGGTGGCTTCGATGCCGATCAGCTGACCACGCCAGGTGAAAGAGAGACGAACCCCGTTGCAGGTGATCACCGTAGCGGCGGGGCGCTTGTCCCACGCCTCCTGCGCGATCTCGTACGCACGCATCGCGTCGCTATCCTCCGCAGCGTCGGCGTGCGGATAGCGGGGGGCCTGGAAGTGCTCCACGCTGTAGGCGTGATCACCCTCGTTCAGCGCGCGCTGGACCGCGGCGAACGCATTGAGAAACGGACTCATTAGAACTTACCCCGCGGCTTCTTCGCGGTCTTGGGAGCCTGCGGCAGCCGCACCTTGCCGCCACCACGCCCACGCTGCTGCGGCGGCGCGTCCTCCACCTTCTCCGGGTACGGCGCTACGATGTCTTTGCGCGCCGCCGCCACCTTGGCCTTGATCGCACCGTACGTATCAGCGGTGAAATCGATCACACCACCGAGCGAGAAGCCCACCTTGAACTGCGTTTTCGGATCGGGCGTGACCGTGATCGTCGTGATCACGCCGTAGCTCGGACGCTTGATCTCGGGCAGCTTGTTGCGGACGTACGCCTTCCAGTTTTTCACCGAGGTTACGGGGACAGACAGCGTACGCACCTCGGCAGCCTCGATGCTGTCAGCATCCTCTAGCGAGTCCTCCGTGATCACCGCCAGGCGCCGCACGTTCTTACACGCCTTGCCCTTGCCCACGTCCGCGCTGCCCCACTGATTCATCGGGCAGCCAGCGCAGTCGCCGTCATGCTGCTTGTTCGCCGCTGCCTCATGGGGAGCCATGCTTTCTTCGGGATCGTCCGCATCGAGATCACCGAACGCGTAGCAGTCGGGTGCGGAGCCTTCGCCCGCAACGAACTTGGAGGCGTAATACTTGTTTTCCGGCAGGGCGGTGAGCACCACGCAGCGCAGCGTGTTGCCGGGGACAGGCACATCGTCCACCGTCATCACGCCACCGCTGATCTTGATCGCGCGAAAGTCGCCTACCGGCTTCTCCTGCGCCGCGCCACGCTCCGCCGCTTCGGCCATCTCCGCATCCCACGGCACCAGCGCCGTGGTGTTCTTATCTGCCTTCTTCCGCGTTGCCATTACGTCGCTCCTTGCGCTTTACGCGCACCTAGTTGCTACCGAATCCGCCCGCCGAACCACCGCCGTACACAGTACGCGGCGCGGCGGGCACCACCTTGATCTTGAGCGCGTCAGTCTCCCCATCGATCCCGATGACCAGATCGTGCGGGCCCGCCTCACGCATGCTCACCACGTCAGCGGGATCGATCGTCATGACTCCGCCAGCGCGAAACACGATCACGCCGAGCAGCTGCATCAGATCCCGCGCCTTCGCATCTACCGGCTCCAGTTCCAGCATTTCGCCTACCCCCTACTGAAAGAAATGTGTTTGTTCCCGTCATGGTCCTGGCACGGCTCCACCATGCTGCACCGCCACAGGGGGTCGCCCACCTCGTCAGGCGGATAGTCAGCGTTCATCCGAGCGACGGCCACCTCGACATCAAGCGACGTACAGACTACAGCCGTCCACTCGCGCAGCAGCCCGACATGGAATTCGGGCGGCGCTTCTGTGGGGAGCGATTCACCCATGATGTTGGTGGGCTGCTCTACAGCGGCAGTCTGCGCCAGCGCGGGGTTGCGGTAGTCCACGCCGAGGATGCGCACCCACGTAACGCCAGGCGCGCACGAGAACATGAATTCTGCGGCACGCGCAGGAGACTCCGCGCGCAACTCGCACTCCGCGAGGAACGTGGCCCCGTCGATGATCTGCTCGTACTTTATGCGGTACGGCGGCGCCTTCGTGCGGCGGCTCACAGCTTGTTCACCGAAAGTGTTACAGCGTCAAACGGCTCCACGCCCGGCAGCTGCTTACCCGCCTCCCAAATCTCCTCTACCGCCGCCACGGAGATGCGGCGCTGCAGCAGCGAGAACGCACCCTTCTTCGCATGCTTGAGCACGTAAGCATGCAGCGCATCCCAATCGCGTACGGTGGGGACGCGCTTCTTCTTGATCGTCACGCGCACGATCTTGCCCGCGATACCGCGAGCATCGGACTTGGGCAGATTGTTGATGATGTGATCGGTGAGCGCCGCTTCGTGTTTCCGCAGCTGCTCCACCTGTTCCTGCAGGGCCAGCCGTTCCTCACGTACCCTGTAGAGCGCATCAGCGCATGCGCCGAGCGTTTTGGGGATCTTCATATCGATCCATTCCTAGCCGTTAGAGACTGCGTTACTCGGTACTATGGACTACGGACTTAGCGTGTACGGCTACCGCCCGCCGTGGGCCCGCCCGAGAACGCGCGCACCCTGGTAGCGGCTATCACTACCAGGGTGCGCAACCGCCAGGTTGGGGGGAACCTAAGCGGTAGACCAGACGCTACACCCTACTTACGCGCCACGTCAACTAGGTATCCAGCGGGCTCCGCAACCCCTTGAAAACAGGGTGGCGGGGCTTGTCTACTACCCCGTGGGGGAAGGATTTGCAGGTAGCAATCCGCCCCGGCAAATCGTTACGCATCGCCCACAGTTCTGCGCGCTGCCTGGCGCTGAACCCAGTGCCGCAGCGAAACTCCACGCCGGTATCGAGGCGGCGCATGTGCAGCGCGCCGAGCGTATCCTTACCGACTTTCCCCGCCTTCGCGCTAGAGCGCTCCAACCGTCCAGCCGCGTTGCGCTTCGCCTCGTTGGTGTTCTCCTTTTCTTCTTCGTAGCCAATGATCTCGCACTCAAAGTCCTCAAAGCGCTTGATCTTGTATACGTTAGCCTCCTTGAGCGTGCACCGCCCAAGCTTGTAGGGGCCCGTGGGGCTGCGCGCGATCACGCCCTCGTATCCAGCCGCCACCGTCTCCGCTTCGTACGCCTCCAGCGCTTCCGCGTTCGTCACCAGCGTTTGCCGCAGCACCTCCACCCGCGCTACGCCCGCCACCTTGACCAACTGCTCTACGCGCGCCAGGCGCTTGTCGTACGCGTGCCCCCACTTCCTCCAGCCCGCCACCTGCGCGGCCGTGGTGGGTGCGTAATCAAACACGCAGAACGTCGCCATCGGGCTACCGTCTACAGACATCACCCCGGACATCGTGTGTTGAAACACGTTGGGATCGGTGGCGGGGCCTACGATCAATTCGCCGTCCAGGCCATCGATCACCGCCTTGCCGAACCGCTGCTGTATCGACTTGTTGGGGAGCGGTTTCATGCTACGGCTCATCACCACGCCGCCGACGATCACGGCGCGCACGCCGTCCAGCTTGGGCGAACACAGCAGCGGGAACCGCAGCTGATCGGGCGATGGCACCTCACGAGGCGCGAGCATCACTTTCATTCTTCCACCTCCCCCCAACACCACGCGCACATCACGTCGCGCGGGTTGACGGACCTGCCGCAGTATTCGCACTTGCGCCGCGCAGCGTGCCCAGTACCGCCGCAGGCTTCGCACTCCCGCCGCATGAAGATCCCGACGTGGCCCCGCCCGCTGCATTCCCCGCACTTCGTACGCGGTGCGGTGGGCTCTCCCCACAGCTGCGCCGAAAGTTCGGGGGTGTAGCCCGCAGCCTGCGCCGCTGCGCTCTCACGCTCGGAGCCGTACCGCTTACGGAACTCTTCGCGCACGTGCTCCAGCTGCGCAGCATCGGCGGGCGGGTTCACCTCGATTGCCTGCGGCTCGGGCAGCCCCTGCAGCTGCGCGCGGTAGCGCTCCAGCGCGTTGGCGATGGACTCCACGAACCGATCGGACTCGGCATCACGTCCCCACGTGGCGGGCAGCGTGATCCCGTGCTCACGCAGCACCTCCACGCGCGCCTGGTGCGTCCGCACGCCGGGGCTGGCAGCCACCGCCTCATGGAGAGCCTGCGCGCTGCAGCCACGCACGCCACACCCGCCGCACGGATCAACCGGACGGCAGCCGTGCGGAGTGGGCGGCAGCCGCCCGTCCGCCAACCGCGTGAACACCAGCACATCCCCGCATTCTTCGCAGATCGCGCGGATCTCGGGCTGCCCATCTACTCTGTAGATTTCCTTGGTCGCCATCGATTATTCCTCCTGATCCCTGATCATCCGCTCGCGCACTCGCGTGACGGGGCCGCACTCGTGGGCGTTGTGATAGTCGCTACCACAGCTGGAGCACGGCGCGTCCAACGCTCTACGCTCCCTGTGGCGCGGGCCTGCTACACTCGCATCCTGGTTGTACGCGCCGCGTACCGCGTAGCTCACCGCCCACGGCACGGGCTTGGCCGTGATGAACACCAGCTGGCCGATGCGATCCCCCGGCTGCAGTAGGATGCTGTGGTACTTCGTGTGATTCACCAGTTCCAGCGTGAGCGCGGAGCCGTGCCAGCCGGGATCGCACCACCCCGCATCCATGTGATCCAGCCCCACGCGCCCCATGCTGCTCTTAGCGACGTACTGCGCGCTAAGGTGTAGCGGCAGGTGGAACCGCTCGCGTGTGTGAGCGAGGATGAATTCACCAGGGCGCAGGATGTAGCCGCCGTCACCTATGGTGTGCGGGCACATGGTCAGCGGGGTGCGCTCGCGCAGCGATACGACTCGCCCAATGCGCGGCTCACGCTCCACCATGATTGTATCGCCTAGCGTCACGTCCAAGCTGGTACCATTCACCTGGTCGGGATGCGCTCCGGTGATGGTTCCGTCGTACAGCAGCGCGCGGATCTCGCTGTAGTTCAGGATCACAACAGCACCCCGCTTCCGCGGCAGGTGGGGCAGGTGGTGATGGTCGCTGCGGTGAACCCGCGCTGTCTCCGCAGCACACCCGCGCCGCCGCACGTGCCGCACCACGGGCCCGTCGAGTCGAGGACCAGCAGATACGCGGTACGTGCCTGCGGATCTGTGAGCGTGCGGTGAGCCTCGTTGAGCCTCGCCATCGCCTCCTGCGTACCACCGTGATCAGGATGCGCCTCCAGCGCCAGCGCCCTACGCGCTACATCGATCTCCGCCCGCGTACTAGCGCGATTCACGCCTAGCACGGAAAACCAGTTCACCATCATCCCTCCGCCACGTAGCCGCACGCTACGTAGATCGCAGTTGCTACAGCGTAGATGGCTGCCGCCAGCGGCTCACCACACGCGCCGCAGACCACGCTAGCCAGTACCGTGGACACACATCCTATCGCTGCCGCCGTCCTCATTTGCCCTCCCAACTACGCGCTTCGCGCTCCAGTGCGTTGCCCTCATAGAGCCCCGTACCACGCAGCCAGGACCACAGCGAGCAAGCCGCGTAGATGGGGAGGAAGAAGGGGCCGAAGCGAGCGTGCTGCGCCACGTGGGCGAGTTCGTGACTCACCAGACGCGTGGACATGGCGAGATCCGCATCACGCCACACGATGCACCGCGCGCTAAGCGTGATGGCGGCGATCCCGTGGCGGCGCATCCACCGCCGCGCCCACCCGTCAGTCGGCACCACGTATTCATCGCCCCACACCCCGCGCGCCCGCGCAATCCACATCAGCGCGAGCGCGAGCGCGTGCATGGGCCCGATCCAGATCCACATCATGCGAACACCCACCACAGGATACCGGCCCACATGCAGCCGGATACGAACGACCAGAAAACGGCCGCGAAAGCGAACTGCAGGCCCCGACGCGTCAGATCAAACATGCTCGGTCCCCCGGTAGAACAGCTGCTGCAGCGCATCGCGCGAGCGCTCATCCGCGCGCTTCTCCGCCTCCGTGTAGTAGTCCGCCAGCAACGCGACCTGGAAGTAGGTGAGCGAGTCACCCATCCGCATCCGGTAGATCAGGTCAGTGGTGATCGGCTGATTGATCAGCGCCGCCGCCCGCCGCTGGTCCTCGGTGGGCGGGCACATCAGCTGGAGCACCCGCCGCAGATCCGCCGCCGTGGGGCGCTCGCTCGGCCCCAGGCGCAACCGCACCGTCTTACGCATCTGATTCCACGCGACACGCATTTCATCCCTCCCGCTTTACCGAGTAACCGCAATCGAGACACGGACACACCCACCGCGTTTCGTCCGCCCGCTCTAGCCTCCTGCCGTGATGGGGGCAGCGCCCCTTGCGCGCCCGTTCTTCCTCGCGCGTCCTGATCCGACGCCCCGCGGGCCGCGTCCGCAACCGCACCTCAAGCTTCGATTCGCACGGCGGGCACCACCGCCGTTTCGTCGTGCCGTAGCTGTGAGAGTTGCAGACACCACGCCCGCAGCCCTCGCAGCGATACGTGGTAGGGCGCAGCGTCCACTTGCATGTACCGACATCGCACCGCAGCGCGTCGCACACACTGTGCCTACCCATTAGCTATCACCTCCGGCATCGAGGCGCGCGAGGGCAGCATCGAATGCCATGCGCGCTGCCGTGTAGCGCTCAACCGCATCGCGCCAGCGGTTGCCCAAGATGCTGGTGTTGGCGAGATGCAGCTGTGCAGCGCGAAGCTCGCGCGCCGCCCCCACCACCGCCTCCAGCGCGGTGATGCGGGCGCGGAGGGCGGTGATCGTGTCGTGGTTCGCCGCGAGATCGTGACCGCACTCGCACGTCGAGATTTCCCGGCTCATCAGCACACCCCCATCTTGCTCTCGGTAGTCCACAGCGCCGTAGCGCGCTCGTACGCGCTATCCTCGCTTACGTGCCGCCGCGCCGATCCCCGTACGTGCACCCAATCGCCATCGTCGTCCCGCCGCTCGATACCCGTGTACCACTCGCCGTCCCTACGGAGTACCACGATCCTGGCGTCTCCGTGGGGCGGGACCGTGTAGCAGATCCCCATGCTCACCTCGTACGGCGCCAACGCTTTACGCCCCGCGCTCATCCGCTACGCTCCTTTCCTGCATGAATCCCCTACAGGCTACTCGATAGTCCGCCCCGCCGCCTAGAGCCTCAAGCGGGTAGGGCTCTTTACGTGTTACGTACGATACAGGGCCAGCACTTACGTACGCCCTTGCGCCCATACCCTGCTCGCGTGCACGCGCGGCAATACCGCACGCCGCAGCTTGAGCACGTGCGCAGGTGGGAGGGCCTACCGCATAGGCCGCACGCGGGCAGCTTGGGCTCACGCATTACGCCCTCTGTCCCTTGCGGAACTTTGCAAAGTGCTGGCGCAGCTGATCAGCGGTAGCGTGGGCCCACTTATCGACGTTGCGCAGCGGGTAGAACTTGACCCGCTGCCCGTTGCCGATGCGGACGATCCCGAGCGGCGACGTGATGTCCGAAGGCATGATCGCGGGGCAGCCCGCTTCTTTCATCTTCCTGCCGATGGTGGATTCGTTCATTCGGAAATCCTCCACCTTGCGCGCGATCAACCCACGCAGTTCAGGCCCCGTGATCAGGTCGCCGCCCGACGCGATGCCTTCGCTTACGAGGTAGCTGTCAGGGTCAGCGATCAAGTCCTGGATCAGCTGGTCCACATCAGACATGGACGCATTCACCATCGCGCGCTTGGCCGAGGTGAACGGCGGCGGCGCGTGGGGGCGGAAGCCCTCCGTATCTACGTCGTTCAGCAGGTAGTAGAGCAGCGCTTCCTTGCCCTCACGCGAGCGATACCAGCGGTCTACGGAATCGTAGAACGACGCGGGGGCGGGCGGGGAGGTGACTTCGTGGATGAAGAAGCGGCGATCCTTGTTGTCGATGAGAAATACGTTGGCGTCGTTGGATGTAAACACGTAGTTGATGGTGTCCAGCTGATCGTACGCCTTGAGGTACTTTTCGTTGATGTTCACGGACAACTGCGTGACCATCACCTTGAGCTTGTTGTGCAGCTTCCGGTTACTCTGCGCGGTGAGATCATCACCCAGGATGAACTGCTTGCGCGCAGCCCACCCGTTGAACGGCGCCTCCAGCTGCGCATCCGTGATCTTGGTGTAATTCGCGCCGTACAGACTACCGATGATCTCCGCCAGCAGGCTCTTGCCGTTGCCCTGTGCGATGCTCCACAGCACCACCGCGCTATACAGCTTGGTGCCGGGGCATTGGATCGGATAGGCGATCCACTGTTCCAGCCACCTGCGTTCCTCGCGCGTGCATCCGGCGGTGAGGAGGGCGAACAGATCGCGGTACGGAGTCACGTCGCCCTTGCGCGGCTGCAGCGGCACGCCGTCATGCGTAGCGGGTCGCCAGGAATTGAGTTCACCCGCATCCGTGATCGGAGGCTCACCGGGGCGGTAGACAACTTCGTTGACAGCAGCGCGATGCGGCCACTCAAACCACGCCTTAGCGGCGGGGATGGGGCGGCGCTTGTCGCCGTCGCCTACGTAGGTGATGCGATCGGCAAAAACCGTGTTGAAATCCGCGCGGCTGTAGTAATAGCCGGTAGCTAGCTCGTAAATCATCGCGGTGGAGCGGACCAACACCACCTCCTCATTCAGCTTCCGCAGTTCGCTGCCCGCCTCCCACGCGAGCGCTGCGTTGAGCGCGTCACGCAAGGCGTCTACGCCCTTCGTCACGAGCAGATCATCCATGCCCTGCTTCTGGCTACCGGCCATCGGCAGCCGCGCCACGTACACCACGGCGCCGCGCGAGGTGAGCGCCTTCGCCAGATGATCCTCGGCCTGGCGGATGTTTTCGTTCAATGCCGCGTCGGAATCGAAGCAGATCGTCACCTCCCGATCCTTCCATGCGAACGCATCGAGATCGGGGAGGAAGTCGATACCAAGTTTCTTGGCCTTCCAATTCCAGACACCACCGAGCCCTACGGTGGGGATACCGGCGGCGCAGGCGGCAGCGGCTTTCTTTTCGCCCTCCGTGATCACCAGCGGGCGAGCCGCGTCGGCCTGCACGGCCTCCCACTCGTATTTGTTTTTCGTAGTAGAGGCGAGGGTGGGGGCGAGATAGATGCGACTTACCGACTTGGCGGGCTGCTCATAGCGGCGCGGCTTCGTCCCGTTGATCAAATCGAAACCTGTACGCGTCTCCTCCAAGAAGCGGTAGCGGTAGAACTGTACCGGCTTGCCCTTGGCATCGAGGTACGGGATCAGGTAGCCGACTCCGCGGTGGGGGAGGGCGAGCGTAGCGCTTTGTTCCTTGGTCTTAGGCGCTAGGCGCATCGCCTTTGCGTGCTCCGCGGTGAGCCCGCTACGTGCCAGGTCAGCGAGCATCAGCGCGCCAGGGTCTACAGCCTTACGTGCGTTAGCCATTAGAGTAGTCCTTACGTTAGTTGTTAGAGAGGTACTGCGGGGAGGGGGGCGCACGCCGATCGATCCAGGTGTCGCCTAAGAGCTAATTTCTTATTCTGTAGAGAGGGTGGTCTAGCATGTCCTTAGCCGGATGGCAAACCGCGACGGTGGAGGAGGGGTAAACCCTTGATTTCACGTTGGATTGCTACCGACTAAGGGCGCGCTAAGCCCCTGGCAAGCCCGCATCGCCATATTCTTTTATATATAATTTTTTTTCCCATCAGGAGAAATAAGGATCTGACATACCCCATGCCAGAGGGCTCTTAGCTAGTAACTAAGCGTATTTAGTCGTTAGGCTCCGATTTACGTGTTAGGCCGCTTCCGTTGCGTTCCCTCCCGCCACCGTGGTACAGCCCCGCCCACCTGATGCGTAGGGGGTAGCTCATGGCGATCTGGCGTACGACCGATGAGGCGGTAGCTGCTGCCGCCGCGATGCTAGTTGGTAGCGGGCTGCAGGGTATCGACTACAGCCGAGTGCGGGTGCAAGGCAGCCGCGAGGGATCGCTTGCACGGCGGGAAGCGTGCGCGGCGGTGATGGCGGCGGTGGGGCAGTACGACCATCGTACGCGGCGCATGCTCGTTGGGCATGCAGTTGGGATGTCGCATCGCCAGGTGGCGCGGGCCCTCGGGATCAGCGAGCGGACGGTGCGCCGCCACCACCACGCGGCATATGCGCAGCTGGACCGCCGCCTTGTCTCACTGGGCTTGGTTGAGGCGGGGATTGAGCCCCTGTTCTAGCCCATTGACTTTGCCTGCCGCGGTGCATGAATGTTCTAAGCACACTGGGTTCAGTGTGCTTAGGCGCGTGTTCGGCGCGCCGCCCAATCCTGCTACAGCGTTAGGGGGTTTCCGTGGACGGCGCTATTTCCGTGCCTTCGTGGGCCTGGGGCCTGATCGTCACCGTGCTGGTGAGCACTGGCGGGCTACTCGTGAGCGTGCTGGCGTATGTCGGTAGAGGTATCCGTGAGAGCGTCACGCAGCTGGCCGCTACGGTGCAGCGCCTGGACGATCGGGTGCGGCACGTAGAGGGTGAGGTGCTGGTACTGCGTACGCGGCAGGACCGTGCCGAGGAAACGGCGCCGCGTGTGGCGAATGGTAGAGGGTAGCGAGATGCCGAGCGCACCACCGAAGCTGTGTAGCAAGGCAGGATGTTTCTCGGTAGCCGTAGCTGGTAGCAGCCGCTGCAGCATTCACCCCCGCCCCACCAAGCCGGTACGTGAGCGCACCTCCGCGGATAAGCGATACGACGATGCACGCGGTACGGCTCACCAGCGTGGATACGACAAGCGGCTATGGGGTAGAGCGCGTGCACGCCAGCTGATGGAGCAGCCGTTGTGCGAGCGCTGTAGCGCCGTAGGCCGCACGCGAGAAGCGAGCGAGGTAGATCACCGCATACCTCTCCGCGAGGGCGGCACGCACGATCCAGACAACTTGCAGTCGCTATGTCATTCCTGCCACGTCGCTAAGACGCACGCCGATCGGCGCGCTAGCAAGTAGGTACACGCATGGTCGATTTCCGCCGCCCGATCAAATACGCCGCGGATTGCAGCGAGTGTCCGTGCTGCGGTCAGCCGTGGTGCGACGAATGCGCGGACCACTACGCGGATTGCGAATGCCCAGGCCCGCACAGTGAGCCGGAGGATGACGAAGAACACGCTACAGATTGCATGTGCACGCGCTGTTGCGTGTAAGCAAGTAGGTAGGCGCTACCGACTAAGCAAGCCGCGTGCCAACGCGCTCTTACCCCGTAGGGGGTAGGTAGGGGGTAGGAAAGGTTTGGGCGCCCTACGGCGAAACCGCGCGCCAGACGCTTCTCTAGACGGGGACTTTTCCTAGGAAATAACCCCGTATACGAGGAGTTAGCCGTTTCGCGGGTTCTTAGCTGGTAGTTGGCACGCTACCTGCTAGCGTACGGAGTAGCGAAGATGCCGAGGAAATTTGTTCCCGTTGAGGAGAAGAAAAAGCGCGGCACGTATCGCAAGGATCGCGATCCAGACGTGGCGCTAACGCGTGCGCGCGCGGCGGCGGAAGCGTCGGGCGCTCCGGTATCGGACATCAACACGGTAGAGCCGCCGAAGGATCTTGACGAAGAACAGCAGCGCATCTTCCGCCAGGTTGTTTCCGAGATGCGGACGCTCGGCACCGCTGTTGCTCCCTTCGTCCGCAGCATCGCCCACCTGGCGCGGTTGGAGGCGCGCGCGGTGGAAATGCGGCGCAACCTCGGGCGCAAGTTCGTACAGCGTGTCACCTCCCCCACCACAGGCGAGAAGGTGCTACGCAATAACCCGGCGCTGGCGCAGCTGCAGGAAATCGAGACACAGCTAACCAGGTTGTACGCCATGCACGGCCTTACGCCCGATTCCGTTGCGAAGGTGCCGAAGTTCGGCAAGGTAGTAGGCAGCATGACGGCTGGAGCACCCGCGAATGACCCCGACGATTTCGATGAGTTCGCCAAGTAGAGACTTCGGCGCGGTCGCTACGCAGTACGCACTGGACGTGGTAGAGGGCCGCATTCTCGCCAGCCGCAAAACGATCCGCGCATGCAAGCGGCACCTCGATGATCTTGAGCGCGCAGCAACCGCGAAGAAGAAGGGAGGTGCTCCGTTCGCCTACTACTTTGATAGCGAGGCGGCGGGGCGCGCGTGCCGATTCATCGAAAAGCTGCCGCACGTCAAAGGCGAGTGGGCGAAGCGCCGCGAGTTGATCAAGCTTGAGCCGTGGCAGGTGTTCTTCGTATCGTGCGTCACCGGGTGGCTACGTGTTAGCGATGACACCCGCCGTTTCCGTACCGCGTATCTGGAGGTGCCGCGCAAAAACGCAAAGAGCACGATCGCGGCGGGCCTCGGGATCTACCTCGCATTCGCTGACGGCGAGGAAGGCGCGGAGGTGTATTGCGGCGCTACCAGTGAGCAGCAGGCGTGGGAGGTGTTCCGCCCCGCCAAGCAAATGGTGGAGAAAACGCCTAAGCTGCAGCGCGCGTTGAACGTCAAGGTATTTGCGGGAGCACTACGCAGTAGCAAGACGGATTCGCGTATGGAGCCCATCATCGGCAAGCCCGGTGACGGCGCCTCCCCGTCGTGCGCGATCGTCGATGAGTTCCACGAACACCTGGACGCTACGTTATTCGATACGATGCAAACCGGCATGGGTGCGCGCGCTCAACCGCTGATGTTGGTGATCACAACGGCGGGCGTGGATCTCGCGGGGCCCTGCCGCCAGCTGCACGTACAGTGCGCCAACATGCTTGACGGCGTAGCTGACGACCCCGAACTTTTCGCGCTCATCTACACGCTAGACGAGGATGAGGATTGGACCACAGAGGCGGCACTGTGGAAGGCCAACCCCAACGCTGGCGTGTCCGTCTCTATCGAGTATCTGCGCAATCAACAGCGGCAGGCGATCCTCAACAGCAGCAAGTCGGGCATCTTCCGTACTAAGCATCTGAACCAGTGGGTTACTGCGCGTAGCCCGTACTTCAACCTGGAAGCCTGGAAGAAGTGCGAGCGCAAGATCACGCTGGCGGACTTTTCGTCAAAGCGCTGCGTGGTGTTCCTCGACTTAGCTAGTAAGAAAGACTTAGCCGCTATGTTGGTGGTGTTTCGTGAGGCGGGTACGTTCTCCGCGTTCGCGCATTTCTGGCTGCCGGAAGAACGCGTGCACGAAGTAAAGACCGCGCCCTATGACGCGTGGGTGGAGGCCGGGTACATCACCGCCACTCCCGGCAACATTACGGATTACGAGTTCATCGAGGAACGGCTAAAGGAGTTGCGTACCGAGTGCGAGATCAAGCTACTCGGTTACGATCCGTTCCAGGCTACGCAGCTTGCTACGCGCATGCAGGCGGAAGGTTTCCCCGTGCTGGAGTACGGGCAAACCGTAAAGAACTTTTCGGAGCCGATGAAAGAAACCGATAAGCTGATCCTGGCGGAACGCCTCCACCACGACGGCAACCCGGTACTTACTTGGTGTCTCTCCAACGTAACGGCTAAGGAGGATGCCAAGGAAAATGTGTTCCCGCGCAAGGAACGGCCCGAATCCAAGATCGATGGTGCGGTAGCGCTGATCGGCGCAATCGGCATGTGGATGGGGCAGGAAATCGAGGACGAAGAACCTAGCTACTTTGTAGCGCTCTAGGAGGTAATGATATGGCAGTTGGTTACTCTACCGCTCACGCTGACGCGATGCTTGGGCTGCTGGACGGACACTTCGTGCAGCTGCACTCCGGCGATCCTGGTCCGAACGGAACCGCGAACGTGCTCAATCCCTCCAGCGGGCGCGCCACGCTCACGCTGGCGGCGGGCACCACGTCAACGACCAACCGCGTCCGCGACAACTCGGCGCAGCTTTCGTACACGGGTGCGTTGGCGGGGACGATTTCGCATTTCTCGGTTTGGTCGGCTGTTACTGCCGGTACGTTCAAGCAGTCCGGTACGATCAGCCCCACCAAGACCGTCAACGCCGGTGACAACTTCACGATCGCCGTTGGTGATCTGGATTTCTTGATCGGCCCCCTCGCGCAGTAATCGCTAGTACCGTGGGGCGCGACACGGAAACAACGCGCGCCGCTGGAGGCTAGGCCGATGGCTACCTACTCCGTACTTACCGACTACACAGCAACCAACGGCGCGAACGACGGGCAGCCGATCAATATCGGCGTACGCTTTACCGTCTCCGTACCAGGTTCGATCGTAGGTGTGCGCGTCCATCACTTAGCGCCCAACGGAGACACCACGGCGCGCACCGTGAGCCTATGGACTACGGGTGGAGCGCTACTTGGTAGGAAGGTCGGTACTGCCCGCGCCACCACGCAGCCCGCCGGTTGGGAGCAGATCAACTTCGATTCTCCGATTCCGATCGCGGCGGGTACGTACATCGCGTCAGCGCACTCGGCGGGTGGGTTCTACGTAGACGATGGCAGCGGCATGTCTGCGGCGCGCACGAACGGCCCGCTGACTTTCCCGGCGGGTGTCAATCCGTCCGCGCCGAATAACGTGTACGCATACGGCGCCGTAGCATTCCCCGACCAGTTTTTCGGCACGCCGATTTACGGCGTAGATGTTGTGTTCGATGACACGCCCACGGGCGGCGGTCCCGTCACCGGAGCGGGCAGCGCCGCGGGCATCGGGAGCGCGACGGCAACCGGGCGGGCCACGCGGTTTGCCACAGGCTCCGCACAGGCTGTGGGGTCCGCCGCGGGCCTGGCGCGGGTGGGGGTACTGGGCAAAGGTTCAGCGTCCGGGGTGGGGTCCGCGGCCGGAAGCGTTGTCGCCACGGTCACTGGCGCGGGCACATCGGCTGGAACGGGCTCCGCTGCCTCACTGTTGCGCGTTGAGGTGCTGGCTAGGGGTGAGGGTGCGGGGCAGGGCTCAAACGCAGCTACGGGGCGCGTAGGCGTCCTGGCGGCGGGCACCGCATCTGGTGTAGGTGCGGGTGCGATAGTCACCGGGGCGCAGTCGATCACCGGGGCGGGTAGCGCCGCGGGCCTCGGGAGCGCGGCGGCGGTGGGTGTCCGGGGCGTGCTGACACAGGGCAGCGCAGCCGCTACGGGCAGCGCCACCGCCACGGGCGTGGCTACCGCGTTAGCACGTGGCAGCGCTACCGCTACCGGCTCCGCTACAGCTGTGCCGGTGATCGCTGGCGGGCAGGTCGGTAGGGGCAGCGCGGCGGGTGTCGGCAGCGCTGCCGCTACGGCGCGCGTCGGCGTACTGGCTAGCGCGGACGCCACGGCTACCGGCAGCGCCACCGCCACGGCGCGCGTGGACGTGTGGGCGGTGGGCGCGTCGGTCGGCGCTGGTAGTGCGAGCGCTACAGGCATAGCTACCGTGCGCGGCGCTGGTTTCGCGATCAGCCTGGGTCAGGCTGTAGCGGGCGCCGTGCGTACCGTGCTAGGCGCGGGCTCCGCCACCGCCACGGGATCGGCGCAGGCGGTTGGCGTACGTGGTGTGTTCGGCATCGGCACAGCCGCCGGGATCGCGCAGGCCAACGTGGTACGGGCGATCGTGGAGACGCCTACCGCCCTCCCCACTGGATACATCGCGGCTGGCGCTAGCCGCCGCTTCTTCGGCGCTAGCGTCATCGGCGCGGTGGTGGGCGCCACCGTAGACGCTGTGCGAGTTACCAAGTAGGGAGATTATGGAAAAGATTTCGCTGCTACCGGCGCGGATAAACATAGCCATTAGACGCGGAGACGATCACGCGCTGACGTTCGGCCTGCAGGATGAGACGGGCGCGCCCGACATCAGCGCGGACACGGTGCGGCTTGTCGTGCGCGATGAGCACGCGGAGATCGTCGGGAGCATGGAGAGTGCGCCGGGAGCGCATCACGATCCGACGGTGGGCCGCGTGCGCTTTACGCTTAGTAGCGCGCTCACCAAGGATCTCCCCGCGCGCTTGGTGGTGTGGACATACGAGCTACGCAGGATCGTTCCGAGCGCTGCGGGGCTTACGTACGTGGTGGGCGATCTGGAGGTGCACCCGTGATCACGGGCAAAGACAGGGAGCGGGTGGCTGACCTGGAGGAACACGCGCTCCGCGCCGCCGCTGCCGCCGAGCAGTTGCGTAACGTGGTAGCGATGCAGTCAGGCCAGGTGGAGAAGTTGGGAGCGCAGCTGCAGGAGGCGACTACCGCATTACAGGCCGCACAGCAGCAAATCTCCGCTAGCGCGGAGGATGTACCGATCTCGCGCGGATGGGATCTGCTGCAGGATCTACTTGGCGGATCGGCCAGCGTAGCGGGCCCACTCGTTACGCCGGAAACCGCGCTCAAGGCCGCTACCGTGTTTGCGTGTACGCGGCTGCTTTCAGAGGCTGTAGCGGGTATGCCTCTCCCCATCTATGAGCGCGGGGAGGACGGCACGCGTAAGCGGGCGCCGCTAGATGCGGCCAACGGGCTGTGGTGGCTGCTGAATGAGCGGCCTGTTTCCTTCTGCTCCGCGGCATCATTCTGGGAGTGGATGGAGACGGACCAGCTTTTGCGCGGTGACGGGATCGCGGTGATCGCGCGCAACCGCAGCGGGCAGGTGCAGGAGATCATCCCCATCCCGCGCCAGAACGTGATCATCGAGCGCGTGAAGTACCGCCTTCGTTACTACGTAAATACGGATGAAGGATACTTCGGATTCGATCAGGATGATGTGTTGCACTTCCCCGGATTCGGATTCAACGGCACGCACGGAATGTCCGTGATCCAGTACGCGGCGAAGCAAGCAGTAGGGATTGCGCTCGCGTCGGAGGAATTCGCGGGGCGCTTCTTCTCCAACGGCGCCACTCCGCGCTTCGCACTGGAAGTACCGGGCGCGCTGAAAAATGCGCAGGTGGAGGATCTGCGCGCGGAGTTTCAGCGGCGGTACACGGGCCTGGAAAACGCACACCTCCCGCTAATCCTTACGCACGGCGCGAAGGCGGCGCAGTTGTCGCTTGATGCCGAGTCGGCGCAGCTTCTACAGACTAGGCTTTTCCAAGTGGTAGACATATGCCGCGCGTTCGGCGTGCCTCCGTTCATGGTTGGCGAGACGGAGAAAACAACGTCGTGGGGTGCGGGCCTGGAGCAGATCGGCTTGGGCTTCGTGCGCTACACGCTACGTGGTCCGCTCCAGCGTGGCGAGCAGGAGATGAACTACAAGTTTTGGCCCCGCTCCGCGCGCTACTACACAGCATTCGATACGGATGCGCTGATGCGCGGAGACTCGGCAGCGGAAGCGGCGTACTTCCGTGCTGCACTTGGCGGAGCACAGGGCGCGGGGTGGATGTCTGTAGACGAGGTGCGGAAGATGAAAAACCTTCCGCCTGTACCGGGCGGCAGTCAGGTGTATTTCCCGCCCAACCAGAAAGGCACGGGACAGGATGAGAACGCAGATAACGGATCGGGCGCGGAGCCTGGCGGAGAACAGCCGCCCACCCCGCCGCAGCCTGCGCGCGGAAGGTAGCGCGGATTCTACTGACATCTACGTCTACGATGTGATCTCCAGCTTTTGGGGGATCAGCGCTGCCGACTTCGCGGACGCGATCAAGTCCGCCAGCGGCAAGCGGATCAACCTGCGGATCAACTCGCCTGGCGGCGATGTGTTTGAGGCGCGCGCGATGGTTGCAGCGATCAACGACGCGCGCCGCAACGGCAAGGAGGTGGTCACGTACGTGGATGGGCTGGCAGCATCCGCCGCGTCGTATCTCGCCCTGGCAGCGGATAGCGTCGTAATGGAGGACGGCGCATTCCTCATGATCCACAACGCATGGGGATTCACGATCGGCAACGCCACCGAGCATGATGCAGCGTCCGCGCTGCTGCGTAAGGTGGACGCGTCAATTCGCGCAGACTACGCGAAAAAGACGGGGATCTCTGATCAGCAGCTTACCGAGTGGATGGATGCGGAGACGTGGTTCACCGCCGCCGAAGCGTTGGAGCACGGGTTCATCGATCAGATTGCGGGGGCCGATGATACGGAAGGCAGAGAAAACGGCGCGGGCTCCGCAGCTGAAAACGGCGCGGATGATCCCCATGCGGAAAACGGGGCCGAAGAAATCGGAGCCGAAGAAATCGGAGCCCGCTGGAGCGTTGCAGCGCTTACGGCTTTCAGGCACGCGCCGGAAGCCGTGAAAGCTGCGGCGCAGAAGCGGCCGAAGAACAAGCGCAACGCCTCCAAGGATGAGGCGGAGATCATCGCCGCCAACGAGCGGCGGGCACAGATTCTCGCGCTGTGTGGTGCGTAAGAACGTAGGTAAGTCTGTAGGGCTATTTGTTTGTAGTAGGCGCCACGATGGCGCAGGAGCAAGGCAAATGGGTATGTCGATTCAGCAGAAGCGGGAGAAGCGGCAGGCGCTCGCAAAGGAACTGCTCAACCACCACGAGAACAACAAGCATGCGTGGGGCGGTAAGGACGGCGAGAACCAGAAGCGTTACAACACGCTGTCTGATCAGATCATGGATCTGGATCTGGAGATCGCCAACGAACAGCGCATCCTCGACATGGAGGCGCAGACTGCGCACGCGCTGGAGGGCCGCGCACAGGCCGCGGGCCGCACCGTCGATCACCAGGCGGAGCGCGAGCGGGAGATCCTGGCTGCGTGGCTGCGCGGTGGTGTGGAGGCGTTGTCGCCCGAGGATCGCCAGGAGGTGCGGCAGCGCGCTGTGCAGGCTGCCATGTCCACGGGCGTTCCCGCGGAAGGCGGCTACACGGTTCCGCGTGAGTTTTCCGCTACGCTCCTTGACGCGCTCAAGGCGTTCGGCGGGATGCGTGAGGTTGCCACTGTGATGGCTACCGCGACCGGCGCTCCGTTCGATCACCCCACCACCGATAGCAGCAACGAGGAAGGCGAAATCGTTGCGGAGAACGCTGCGGCTACCGCGCAGGATTTCACTTTCGGCACCAAGGCGGTTGGCGCTTACAAGTTCTCCAGCAAGGAGATCGCGGTCCCGTTTGAGTTGCTGCAGGACTCGGCGATCAACATTGAGGATCACATCCGTACGCGCCTGGCGCTGCGCATCGGGCGCATCACCAACCGGCTGTTCACGACGGGTACGGGCTCCGGCCAGCCGGAAGGCATCGTCACCGCGTCGGCAGTTGGTGTTACCGGCAAGGCTGGTCAGGTTACATCGTTCCTGATCAACGACCTGATCGATCTGGAGCACAGTGTTGACCCCGCCTACCGCGCAAACGGTTGCGGCTGGATGTTCCACGATGATGTTCTTCGCGCCGCGAAGAAGCTGGTCGATACCCAGGGCCGTCCGCTGTGGCTGCCCGGTTATACCCAGGGTGAACCCAATACGCTGATGCGGTATCCGTACACGATCAATCAGCACATGCCCGTTCCCGCGGCGAACGCCAAGTCGATCCTGTTCGGCCAGTTCTCCACCTACCTGATCCGCGATGTGATGCAGGTGATGCTGTTCCGCATGGCTGACAGCAACTTCACGCGCAAAGGTCAGGTTGGTTTTCTCGCGTTCTCGCGGCACGACGGCAAGCTGCTGGACGTGGGCGGAGCGGTCAAGGCGTACAAGCATCCCGCCAGCTAACACGTAGTAGGAGACAAGCCACTAATGCGTAAGGTTCGTTTTCTCGTCGCCGTCGCTGATGCCACCGCCGGATACCGCAAGGATCAGGTGGTGGATATGCCCGACGATGAGGCGCATAAGTGGTGCGACGGGGAGCGGGCGGTTTTCGCTGATGAATCGCCCGCCCCCACGCAGGATGAGGAAGAAGCGGCGGAGGAATTCGATACGCCCGCCGCTCCTGCACCGCCGCCCACTACGCGCAACACCAGAAAAAATAAGAGGTAGCGTGATGGCATCCTACGCGCTGCAGTTGGTGGTGCCGCCCACCGTAGATCCCGTGAGCCTGGCGGAAGCTAAGCTGCACCTACGCGTTGACGGAGACGAAGAAGATACGCTCATCGCGTCGATGATCCGCGCTGCTACAGAGTACGCGGAGGGTTTCACAGGTAGAGCCATCGCCACCGCTGGCTATCGGCTCACGCTGGACGGCCCGCCCATCGGGCGCATCGGCGCACCTCGGCTGCATCCAGAGGTAGAGATCCCCGTGCAGTTCGGGCAGGGTGTGTGCTCCGTCACGCTCACGCGCAACGGGCTGCGGCTCCCGCTCCCGCCGCTGCAGCGCGTGGATGCCGTCCGCTACATCGATCCAGCTGGCGCCGCGCAAGAGATGGCGGCTAGCGATTACGCGGTAGATACCGCCAGTGAGCCGGGGCGCGTAGTGATGCTGCGCGGCTGGCCTGCGCTCGCAACGGATCGCCCCGGCGTTGTGTCCGTGGACTTCACCGCGGGCTACGCGGCGGGCCACACCCCCGCTGCGATCCGCCACGGGATCTTGCTGCACGTGGGCTACCTGTACGCCAACCGTGAGCCCGTTACCGGATACGTTGGCGGGTTCGTACAGTGGGCCGCGATCGATAACCTCTATGCGTTACACAGGGTGTTCACGTGAGCCCGATCGAAGCGGGAAAGATGCGGTCACGGGTGACGCTGCAGCGCCAGGTGGAGACGCCCGATGCAGAGGGCGGGACTGCAAAAGAGTGGCGCACCGTCCGCACCGTGTGGGCGGAGGAAATCACCCTCTCCGCCAGCAAGCGTGCACAGGCGCCAAAGGAGATGGCGGCGCGCACGTCAACGTTTCGCATGCGCTACCGAGACGATGTGCAATCGGATTGGCGCATCATCTATCACGGCAACGCCTGGCGCATCCTCGGGATCTCCCCGCGTGGCGGTGACGGCAGCCTGGAGATCATGGCGGAGCAGGTGGGCGTTGCAGGAGTGCTCACCAGTGGCGCGTGAAAAGATCCTCCAGCGCGGAGCCATCCGCATAGACATCGAGGGCCTGGACAAACTAAAGGCCAAGCTGGATGGGCTGCCGAAGAAGATCGAAACCAGCGTAGTACGTAAGACGCTGCGCACGGGCGCGGCCTTCTTCCGCCGCCGCATCCGAGACAACGCACGCGGGCTCCGCCTAAACGCTAACGCGCGGCGCGTGCTCTCTAAGAACGTGCTCATCAGAGTTGACCGCACGCGCTCCGGCAACCTGATCGCACGCGTGATGATCAAGAAGCCCAACCGCCGATCGAACGTGAAACAGGATGCGTTCTTCTGGCGGTGGGTAGAGTACGGGACGATCCTGCGCTTCCGCGAGGAAGTTGAGATCGGCGGCGCGAAGTTCGGCACGCTAACTCGTTACCGCAAGAAAGTAGCTGACGGAGCGCGTGGATTCACCGGCCGCATTCAGCCGCAGCCATTCGTGCGCCCCGCCATCAGAGACGGTCAGCGGGAGGCGGTGGATGCGATGCTCAAGGTTGCCGAAGCGGAGATCGCTAAGGTGTTAGCCAAGGAGGGCTTGGGAAAGTGAAAACGCCAGAGGGTGCGATCCGCGATCTTCTCCTGGCTGACCCCGCCGTTGCTGCGCTAGTCGGTAACAGAATCCACCAACAGACGCTGCCCGACGCAACAGCGGAGTACCCGTGCATCACGCTGTGGGTGCAGGATGATCAGCCCGCCGACACAAACCACGATGGCAGCGGCGGGCTGTTCTTCCTGGTGCTGCAGATCAGCGCGTGGGCCCGCCCCACCGCCGGGAAAGGCGGCAACACGGTAGCGCGAGAATTGGCGTGGGCTGTGCGGGAGGCGTTGCTAGGTAGACGTGTGATCGTCGGCAATGTGGAGTTGCAGTCGATAACAGGTGGCAGGATGGAGGCGGTCCCGCCATCCATCGAGATCGATCTTTGGCAGTACGCCACGGATTACGATGTGACCGCCCGCGTAAGCGGGTAAGGAGTAGATATGGCTACGCGGAGTGTTTCTAAGGCTGTAACGTCCAACGGCACGGTTATCCGCATGGAGGGCACCACGCCTGGCACGTACGACGTTCGGCTTGGCGATGTGTTCGATGTGGAGATCCCCGGCTTTACCGCGGACGTGATCGATACCACGCACATGGAAAGCCCCGGCGCTGGTGTGGGTGGCGCTGGTACAGCGTTCAAGGAAAAGCTTGGTTCGCTGCTCGATTCCGGCCAGGTGACTTTCACCATTCGCTACGCGCCCAACTCGGCGGAGATCGTGGCGCTCTACGGTGCGGCTGGACTTACCAAGAAGTTCCAGATCGAATTCACGCAGGCCAACGCTAACGATGCCACCGTGGCCGAAGATGTCCTCGGTAGCGGTTGCCAGTTCTCCGCGATCGTGCAGTCGTGGAAGCCGAGCAAGGCAACCGTCAACGGGCTGCATGAGGGCGTGCTCACTCTGGATGTCACTGGCCCGCTCAAGTGGGTGGCTGCGGTTACTCCGTAAAGCGAGGTGCTACCGTGTTGGACAAGCCGGTACTGGTGACGATCGGCGGTAACGCGTACGCGCTGCGCTACGATTTTGCGGCCTTCCGCGCTATCGAGGATCGCACGGGAAAGAGCATCCTGCGGGATGGCTATACGAGCGATGACCTGCGCGACACAGCGTTCTTCGTTGTCTCGCTGTGGGCGGGCGTAGCTCACGCCGCGCCCACGCTCACGCTGCGCGATGTGGAGCAGGGGATCTTTCTGCGCGACTACGCAGCGCTGGCGGATGCGATCATGCTCGCGCTCAAGCAGTCGGCCGGTGAGGCGGACGAAGATTCCGCCCACCCTCCGCAGGCCCAGGCATCGGATGGGCCCACCTCTGGAGCCTAGCGCGTATCGATCTCGGGATCACTGATCTTGAGTTCTGGCGGCTCACACCTGCAGAACTTGGCGCCTTGATCAAGCGGCGCCAAGTTCTGCAGCGTGATCAGGATTTCCGCCTAGCGCACGCCGTTACCTGGTTGCTTGAGCCGTGGCGCAACCAAGAGACGCACCCCGATCCGTTGCGCGCGGAGGATGTGTTTCCGTGGCTGGCCGATGCCCACGCGGAGCAGCGCGCGCCCACTGATCAGGATACGATCAAGCATCGCCTGATGTGCCTTTCTGCGTTGATGTCGCGCGGGGCTAAGGAGTAGCCGCTATGGCTGATGTGGTGGTGAATATCCGTGGCAACTCTGATCAGTTGTCCGGTGATTTCAGGAAGGCACAGCGGATCGTAGATGTAGAGGCTACGCGGCTAGGTGAGAAGGTTGGCGGCGCTGGCATCCAGATCAAGAAACTCCCCGATGCGCTGGAGAAGTTCGGTTCATCCTTCCGCCAGGTGTCTAGCGTAGGTGGCGCTGCGTTTTCCGGGGCGGCGGGCCAGGTAAAAAACCTGGCGGAAGCATTCCTTGTTGGAGGCGTTGCTGGTGTTGGACTTGCGGCAGCGTTCCAGGCGGTAGGCTACGCCGCGGAACAGTGGCAAAAATTCAAGGCGGCGGAAGCGCAGCTTAGCCAGCTTAGTGTCAAGTTCGGCGTGACTCGGGAGGCGGTGGATGACCTTGAGCGCTCGCTTACCAGGGCGGGCGCCAGCGTGGATCGTCTCGCGTCACAGGACATCATCCGGCTTGGTCTGGAGGCGGGTCTTACAGTCTCGGAAGTTCGCGGGCTGTCTGGTGAGATCGCCAACCTGGCCGCGATGGAGGGCATCGATCCAACCGCCGCCGCCGGAAAGCTGTTCAAGGAAATTGGGCGCAACGTCGATGCTGTGACAGCCAAGATCAACGCTGCGCTGCGTGCGCGCTACGAACTTGAGAAGCCATCCGCGGAGGTGTCGGAGGGCCGCGCCACCGTGGGCAACCTGGAGCACGCACGCGCCAAGCTTCTTGCGGATCTGGATGCTGCGGAGAAAGAGCGCAAGCAGGCGGAAGCGCAGCTAGCCGACACCAAGAAGCGGGTGGAGGCGGGCCAGGGTTGGCTGGTCAGTTCCCTAAACCAGCAAGAGCGCGACCTTCCCGCCTACTCCAAGCGTGTAGAGCAGGTGACGCTGGACCTTGCCGACAACGAGCGCCAGATCCTTAGACTCACCGAAGCTACGGATATGCTCTCCGATGCGGAGCGCCGCGAAATCCAGATAAAGGAAGAGCAGACCAAGGCGGTAAAGGTCTACTCCGATGCTTTGGCGGGAATGCGTTTGCAGGCGGATGCCGCACGAATTTCCGAGGATGAGCGGGGCGCCGCCGCTGCCGAACTACGCGCCAAGCTTACCGAGTTGAACGGGCAGCTATCCGATAGGAAGATCACCGAGCCCAACCACATGCAGGCCACGATGAACGCGTACAACGAGTATGCGCGTAAGCTTCGTGAGATCGCTGCACGTGAGGCGGACCTGGCTCTCAAGCGTAAGGAGTTCGCCCACGCCACCGAAGCGATCAAGCTTGACGTGGTTGGCGATGCCGAGCGCAAGCGCGTGCTGGAATACACGGCGGAGATAGAGCGGCTGCGCGCGCTACTCGCTAAGCCTCTCAAGATGGGTGGGATCACGCAGGACGAATTCACCTCCCGCCAGACCGCGCTAGACATGCAGCTGCAAGCGGATCTCGCCACCATCCATGAAGGCAAGAAGCTTGCGGCGCTCAAGTGGGCGGCGGAGTCCGCAGCGATCCAGGCGCGCATCAGTCGTGATGAGCGCGAGCAGTTGCGGCTGCGTGCGTCGGCGGAGATCGAAGCGCTCAACACCCGCGCCAACATCATGGAGCACGGCGAGTCCGCCTTGGCTGAACGGCGCAAGCTGATCCGCGCACAGCTGACAGCGGACCTCGCGGAGATCGATCGCAAGGAGCAGCGCGCGGCGCAGGACTACGCAGCGCAAACCGCGGCGATGATGGCGGACGCAACGGGTAAGCGCATGGATGCGATCCGCTTGGCGAACGCGGCGGAGGTGGAGCAGGTAAGGCGCGCGGAACAGGACAAGCTTATCTCGCATGAGAACGCCGCGGCACGTCGCGTTGCGCTTGAACTGCAGCTGAATAACCAGATCGCGGAAGCGCGTACGCAGGAGCTATCACAGGCGGCGCAATTCGGCGCGGGCATGGGTCAGGCGATCATCGATGGAATGAATGAGGCTGCTAGCGGCGATCCCGCTAAGGCCATGATCCGCACGTGGTTCAAGTTGTTCTCATCCATCCTCTCATTCATCCCCGGCGCGCAGCCGTTCGGCCAACTGTTTTCGATGTTCGCTGGCGCATTCGCGGAAGGTGGCCTTGTCGGCGGCGCGCGCACGTCAGGGCGCGACAACAAGGTGGTGTCGGTGCGCGGCGGTGAATTCGTGAATGACCCTCTAACAACTGGGCGCTTCGGTGCTGGCTTCTTCGATCAGCTGAAAGACGGGGTTGTCGATCTCGCTGCTGCGCGTAGGGCTGGAGCCAAGGTGTTGGGCGCTGGTGCTCTACGTAGTAGCGGGTCAACCGCCGTCACGTTCACGCAGGAAAACAACTTCAACGGTACGCTGTACCAGCGTGATTTGCTGATCCGCGAGTTCGCCGGGGTGTTCCGCCAGATGGCTATCGACAACGTGTCAACCGTCATCCGGCAACTCGGCCTTGATCCGCACAAGGTGTCTGCAAGGGGATGACATGGCAGCGACCTACTCCGCTACTAACCTGCTAGCTACCGCGTCACTTGAGGTGTGGAGCGGGATCAATCCAGCCCGCCCCACGTCCCCCACGCAGCTGGCCTATCACGTCCCCGCCTTCCCTCCCGCCCACGTGGCGGATGGGAGGGCGGGGACCGTTTGCCGTTTCAGCGCAGTTGGTTCCGGCACGATCGGCGCCATGCTGCAGACAGCGCAGCCCATGAATCTGGTTGCGCTGATCAACCACAACCTCCGTGACACGGCTACGGTTACGCTGCACTTCGGCAACACGCCCGTGGGGCCGTGGGAGTCGTTACCACTTAGCGTGTACGAGGGGGCGTTCTACCAGGTGTTCCCCACCACTACTCGGCGTTACGCGCGGTTGTCCGTGAGCGGCAGCACTGTGGACGGCAAGCCGTTCACGTTGGGCCAGTGGTGGCTTGGTACTTCCGCAGCGCTGCCGCCATTCGTGTGGGGCCTTGAGGAAGGTACGGACGTGATCGATAGCTTCTCGGAAAGTGAGTTCGGCGCGCCGCACGCGCACTACCTGGCGCAGCGCAGAGTGCTACGCGGTAGCTTCGCGCCAGCGCTTGAGCGCGCGACGGTGGAGGATCTGGAGATGTTCCGCCGCCACGTGCAGGGCCGCGTGCGATCGTTCCTGCTCATGCCTGATCCGCTCCGCCGTCAGTACGTGATGCTCGGTCGATTCACCGCCCCCACCTGGCGGCGTACGGCTGTGCCAGTCGCTACTGCGGGCGTGGCCGACACGCGGATCAGATACTCTGGTGTTGAATTCCAGTTCACGGAAGATCCGTTCGGAGCGACGGGAGCCTAGAATGATCGCTACTCTGGATGAGCTTGTTGCAGCGCTTGGTACAGCGCAGTCGGTAATGCCGCGCAAGGCGGCGGTTACGCTTGTCGCCAACGCAATCGCCGATCTCTACCACGTGAGCGGAGCACCCGCCGCAGCGCCCGCCGTCACGTCAGGCGCCAACGGCGAATTGCTCACGCGCGCATCGGCTGGCGCGTTTCCGATCAACGATGCCACGGGCGGTGAGTCCACGCAGATTGCGCGCGTGGCGGGGATCGATAGCGTCAGCTGTATCGTCTCCATCGCGGATCGCATCTGGGAGAATTCACTTAGCGCGTTCGGCACGGCGAAGATCCCGATCACGTTCCCAGTTGGTGCGCAGCGCTACGCGGATGGTGAGAACGTAGAGCTTTACGCTACGATCACCACCACGCTCGCCAACACCACCGCCGCCACGTGGACGGTGGAATTCCTCGACCAGAATGACGTGCTCCGCACCGCCACTACTGCGTACGGCACCAACGGAACGGCGGGGCGCATGCTCGCGTTCGATCTTCCGGCGGGCTCGCGCATCAAGTCGGTGGTGTCGTTTCAATCGAGCGTGGCGCAGGCGTCCGGTGCTATCGGACTCGTGATGCTGCGGCGCTTGGTCGATGTCCCATTCGTCGCCAACACACCCACCGCGATGGATGGGATCTCGCTCGGCCTTCCCATCGTGCAGCCTGGCGCGTGCCTGTGCTGCATCGTGTTTCTGGGCTCCGCCACCTCTAGCGGCGTGCTCACCGCTAAGGTGGATTTCGTACAGGGGTAGATCATGGCGTACGATCTTCGCGCGGCAAAGCTGACCACCGCCGTTGTGCGGCCTATCGCTGGCGTGGCCGCGCTCACAAGCGCAACCAACAAGTTGCGTAGCGACATGCAGCGGCGCGTGGTGGACGCGGCGGCGGCGCAGAAGATCCGCGATGTGATCTTCGGCGTGGCGGCGCGCGGCGGGCAGTACGCACCGCGCTCCCCCACGTTCGCTGGCGTGGACTTCGGCGGGCGTACGCCGCCCGTTGATCTCGGTGCGATCGGCGCCGTGGTGAGCACGCCTGATGGCGCGCCTGCGTCTGAACCATTCCTCCACGTGCGCGTAACCGTGCGCCCCACGGACACGGACCAGGCAGAGGAGACGTACCACTACAGCGACATCGATCGTCCCGTGGGCGCTGGTGCGCAGCAGATCCAGCTGCATGGGCGCGTGCTGGATTTTTCGTACGCGGCGCGCCGTCTCTCGCCCACATACGGCCTGGCGCGCAACACGGCGACGCTGCGCTTGGCGAACAACGATCGCGCGCTCGATAGTCTCTTTCGGTCGCCCGCGTGGCTGCGCATGCACATCGACATCCGCGTGGGCTACCGCACGATTCAGCCGCAGTTCTACCGGCGTGTGGGCCCGATCTGGAAGGTTGATCGCATCGGTAACATCACCGCCGATTACGTAGAGCTACAGCTGATCGATGCCACGGAAGGCATGCTCGGTAGGCTCATCCCCATCCCGAGCAAGTCTGACGTTGCGGCGTGTCTCGGATACGAAACGTTCGGGCGAAATTTCCAGGTGCCTAACGACAACAATCCGTTCGCGGAAGTGCCGTTCGGTGGTGAGTGGGTGCGGCCGTTCCTACTGCGTAAATGGCAGGAGGGTACTGCAAGTTTCAACGCGACGCTGCGCGAATACTGCTTAGGCATTACGCGGAATCAGACGGCGTGCATGGGCACCACCACTGGCGCGCAGCTGCGGGCGGGGATTGCGCCCGACAACTGGCGGCTAGGCGTGCTGGATAGCTTGGAGGAACCCAAGACGATCCGCCTGATCATGGGCAACGGGATCACCAGGTTCCCGGCGGACCACAACGGCCTTCTGGACGTTAGCATTTTCTCCAAGCCGTTCACGTACACGGTAGACGACCCCGCCACTGGACGTGTTACGCGCACGTGGTGGGCGGTGATCATGCGCGTGCGCGAGCAGAACACGGCGAACCGCATCAGCGAGCGCGCGCCGTGGATGGCGGACCTGGGCAGCTGGAACAGCGGGCGCCTCCTCTGCCAGTGGCCCCACGGTGCAGAGGGCCGCGGATGGGATTCCGATCCACAGGGCGGGCGGCACGATCCCGCCTCCATCATCGAGGAAATTTGCGCGCGCTACATGGTGGGCGACGGGCGCGCCGTCATCCACCGCGAATCATTTGAGCGCGTGCGTAACTCATACAGCTGGAGCGGTTACGAGTTCCTGGCGGGCAAGCTTACCGGCGACGAAACCGGCGCTACTCCGTGGGGCTCCGTGGACGCTGCCGAGTTCCTTAGTCGGTTGGCGCAGTCGTGGGAGGTGGATTTGTTTTGGGGCGCGGACGCCAAGCTACACGTTAGCCGCGCCACCGTGAGCCAGTGGGACATGCTCCACCGCGTGCCTGGCTGCCCTGTGTACGATGCTACTACGGACGTGATCCGCAACAGCTGGCAGGAGCGCGTGCCGCTCGGCAGCGAGCGCCACGGGCTAACGAACAAGGTAACGATCAATGACTTGAAGTGGTACACGTGGCCGTCGTTAGTCGGTAACTACAGCCTCGATACCCGCCGCGAAAACATCACGGGGTGGGAGCGGACGCTTGAGGGCACCACGTCCTACGCGTGGAAGAACACGGCGATCGTATCGGCCAACGGAGCAACGGAGAACTTCCCCGCGCTCTATGCGCACAACGATCTAATGGCAAACGTCGTCACGTTCAGCGCGCCGCTGTACGCGCTGGAGCTAGAGCTTGGCGAGTTCTTCCGCACCACGCACTTCGCGGGGTTCATGTCGGATGGTGGGTACGATCAGCGCCTGCTGATGGCCGAGGAAATCGGGCTAGAGTGGGCGAGCAAGCAAGTGCGAATCGTAGCCCTCGACATGCAGCAGAGTGAGGCGGCATCGTCCAGCAACGCGATGCTCGATGACGGGCGCGGGTGGACGCGCGTTGCTGCGGACGGCGCACTCGCCGTGGTGCTGTCAGGCGGCAGCGTGAGCGCGTCCGTTTCGCGGCTCCCCACCAACACGAACAACGCGAGCAACTGGACTAACCACGATTACATCCTAAGCGACTCGCCGGATGATCCGTTTGTCACTACCAACTTTAGCGGTAGCACTACGCTAGTTGTTGGTGGGTTTTTCAGCGAGGGCGACATACCGGAAGATGCGGAGATCACCGCTGCGCGAATCGAGATCCAGGTAGCGATCACTGGTTCGCGCAGCCTGTGGATGGATGCCTACACGAATCAAGGTGGATTCGATCAGTGGATCGGAGATCAGATCCAGCTTACCGCCGCCAACGCGCCTGGCGGCGTGGTCAGCTGGAGCCATTCGATCGATCGCATCGCCCCATTCCTGATGCCCACGTACCGCGTATTCCTCGCGCCGCGCGGAGCCGGTAGCGGGACGATCTCCATCGGATGGGTCCGCGTGATCGTGGACTACGTAAAGGAGGGTCTAGCAACGTCAGTCGAGTTGCGCGGAACCAAGTTCATCGCTGCTGGCGTGCGCGTGGGCGATCTGATCCTCATCGATGATGATGAGCGGGACATCCACGAAAACCTGGAGATCGTAGCCGTAGAAACTACGGCCGAAGGGCTGCGCGTCACAGTGGATGTGGAGCCAGTAGCCGTGGGCACGTTCCGCGAATTCACGGTGCGCCGCACGCATCTGGACCCGCCCACGGATGCGGAATTCCCAGGCCGCTATCCGTTCGGCTCCAGCATGTACCTACGGCTAGCCGACGCAACCACGCTCAAGTTCTCTGACGGCACGCCCGCGCTGCGGATTGCTTAGAGGGTAGACCTATGGCTGTGATCAAATGGCGCAAGGTGCGCCGTAACCAGGACGTAGATGTTGATCTGATCCAAACGCTATTCGATAACGATAAGTCTGTAAGCGATCTGGTTGTCGGCGTGTCCGCCACCACCAGCGATCACGCGTCGCTACTCGCTACGCTGGATGGACGCGTCGCGCAGGTGGTGGCGGACGTGGCGCCGCTGGTCCCCGCGGTGAGCGCCGCCGCCGCCGATGCCGCAGCGGCGAAGGCGTCCGCCACCTCCGCCGTGACCACCGCCACGGCGGCGCAGGAGGCGGCTACGCAGGCCGTCACCACGGCGGGCCAGGCCAACACCACCGCCACCGCCGCCAACAACACGGCGGTGGCTGCGCAGGCTGCGGTGGCTACGGCGCAGGCCGATGCCGCGTCCGCGCTCGCAGCCGCCACCACGGCGCAAGCCGCGGCGAATGCTGCTAGCACCACCGCCACCGCCGCCAACAACACAGCCACTACCGCGGCTGCGCAGGCGGCGGATGCTGCGTCAGATGCCGCGTCCGCGCTCGGCACCGTGGCGGCGCTGCAGTCAACCGTGGGCACGCTGCAAAGCGGGGTCAACAATCACGAAACACGGATAGTCAATCTGGAGTCCGGGGGAACTGGCGGTGGTGGCGCGCCGTCCGTCGTGCTCACCAACACCCCGCCGCCCGACGCCAAGGTGCAGGTCGCGGCGGCTGGCGCGAGCGTGGAGGCTGCCCGCGCGGACCACGCGCACAACGTGGCGGTGGCCGCGCCCGTGGCTGTCGGCACCGCCAACGCGGCGGGCAGTAGCGCGTCTCTGTCACGCGCTGACCACGTGCATTCGCACGGCAACCAGGCGGGCGGAGCGCTGCATGCGGTGGCTGTGTCGGGCGGCGCGGCCGGGTTCATGTCGGGCACCGACAAGGCCAAGCTGGACGGCATCGCAAGCGGCGCAGAGGTGAATGCCGCTGCCAATGCTAACACTGTAGGTGTTGGCGTGTGGCGTGATAAGAGCGGTGGAACGCTGCGGTTCCGTGGTGTCAAGGCCGCCGATGCGAAGATCACGGTAGTTGACTCTGCTGCGGATTCTACGATCGCGATCGGACTCGGGACCGTAGCCCCTAGCGACGTAGGTGCCGCGCCCGCGTCACACGATCACAGCGTGGCGCAGCCCAACGGCCTGGCTGGCTACATGACGGGAGCCGACAAGGCCAAGCTGGACGGCATCGCAGTAGGCGCTACGGCCACGCAGCTGGCTACGGCAGCCCCGCCCACCGTGAGCGCCGCGGCTGGCGCAGCAGGATCTAGCGGGAACGCCGCGCGCCAGGACCACACGCACGCTGTCTCCACGGGCACGCCGGTACAGGTCGGCAAAAACAACTTGGCGGGCGTAGCCTCTACTCTGGCGCGATCGGATCACGTGCACGCGCACGGCGATCAGGACGGCGGCAAGCTGCACGCATCCGTAATACCTAGCGTGAACGGCATTGGCGGGCTAAGCGGATTCATGGAGCCAGCCGACAAGGAACGGTTGGACGCGTTGTGGAGCGCTCCCGCACCGCCCAAGATCCTACGTGCGTATTACGAGTGGGACGGCGCTGGCGGGTGGGAGTTGATGAACGTGGACGATCCACTCGGCGTGTTTCCAGGTGCAGCAACGAACCCATCAGTAGGCCAGATGGATCTCAAGTTCGATGCCGCTCTCCCTCTACAGTATTACGCGGTAGCGGTGGCGAACGGTCCCGCCACGCCTGGTGGTGGGATCTGCTTCTTCTCCTACTACTCTGCGAAAACAGCCTCTACGCTACGGCTGCACTTCTTTGGCGATGCGTTCGCCGGTAAAAACCCGGAGTCTGTTGTGATCACCATCACGGTGGCGGAGTAACCCATGCAGCTTACCGAGCATTACACGCTTGCCGAATTCCTCGTTACTGACAAGCCGTTCCCCAACGTGGCGCAGGCGGGCGAGATCCGAAACATGCGCCGCCTGGCCGAACACCTGGAGGTTATCCGTTACCACTGTTGCCCGCGTCGTGGGCTGCTGATCACCAGGAATGGTGGATACCGCAGCGTGGAAGTGAACCGCGCCAGCGGCGGAGTACCGGAGTCGGCGCACCGCTTCGGCTGTGCTGCTGACGTGCGGCCGGTAGATCCCGCGGAGATCAGCGTAGAGGATATGTGGCGCCGCGTTGCGCGACTCGGGCTGCAGTATGACCAGGCGATCTGGGAGCCGGATCAAAACGTGATGCACTACGGGATTAGCCGCCCCGGTTATCACGGCGACGTTGCGCGGCTGATGCACTTCGTCCAAAACATGAGGAGGTAGCATGCTTGCGATCGTGATGGCTGTGGACCCCGGCAACCTGGAGGAATTGATCCAGCTGGCCGGATCTCTGTGGGCGCAGGCCCAGTGGGCTCCGCTCGTTGCCTTGTGCGTGGTGGTTATCACCACGCTTCTCACCCGTATCGGCGGCGCCACCGTGCTGCCGTGGCTTGATACACGCGTCGGCAAGCTGGTAGTGGCCGCTGTCTCCGCCGTGGCCCTCTCCGTACTCCAGGCGCTCATCGATGGCGGCAGCATCGCCGCCGTGGTGTCGCAGGCGATCACCGCGCTGGTGCTCGCCATCGGCATGCATTCGGGCGCGAAGAATCTAGGGCAGGGTAACGCGCCAGAGGTGGGTGGCTAATGGCTACCGCATTGATCGGCGCCGTGGTGATCCTCGCCGCACTCGTTGTGGTGCAGGAGATCCGTAGGCGTGCGGAGCAGCGCGGACGCGAGACGGCGGAAGCCGCTCGGGATGCTGCGCTCGCTACGCTTGATGGCGCTCGCCGCGTCCACCGCGCTGACGTGGCGTACCTGGAGGATGCTATCAGCGCGCGTGATCGGATGCTCGACACGGCGCGGGAGGAATTGCGTGCGATCCGTGATCCTGCTGTTGTGCGCGAGCGGCTGCTGCGCACGCTCTCCCCGCGTGGTGACGATCCCACCGGAGCACAGCTTGGCCTGCCGCTTGGCGGCTCCACCTGATCTGCCGGGGCTCCAGCTGCGTGGCCCCGCTGACGGCTGCCCGCCAGAGTTCGTGGGCTGCCTGGACCTGCGCGGCGGGATAGCCGCAGAGGAGGCGCGGCAGGATGCGTACCGCTGGATGGCGGACGCGTGGGCGCGCTGTGGTGGCGCCGAGCAACAGCCATAGACACCAAGGGCCCCACTCTCCTACGCGGAGGGTGGGGCCCTTTTGTCGTTTCCGGCTACTCGCGGCTAACGTGTAGGTACGTAATATCCTCCACCCGAACAGCCACGTGTCTGCGGGTGCGCTCATCGATGAGCCCGACGCGCAGCCGCGTGGCCCACAGCAGCGCGTGCTGGCTGTACGTGTCAGCGCTCCCGCACTGGATCGTCAGGCGGTAGGGCTGGCTCCTGCGCTCCATCTCCGCCAGCTGCGCCAGCATCACCGCCCACTCCGCCTGTGTCATCGTCGGACCCTCCCCGCGCGCGCCTTTTCACCCCGCGGAAGCTAGGTTCCGCGCCCGAAAGACTACCGACTTAGACCATCGCGCAGGGGATGCAGCCGGGGCGCATATGCGTTGCGCATTCCTCCATCGTAGGAGCGCAGCGGATGCAGCCCGCATTCCCGCAGTTGTCGCACGCGGCTACGCGGTTCGGGTTGAAGCGGCTAGCCGGGTGGGCGGGATCGTTCGGCGGGATGGGCGCCCACGTATCCGGCGCAACCTTCCGATGCTCCACGTACGGCGCCCCGTCGCGCGGCCCCATGAGCGCGCGAGCGCTGTAGCCCGGGAGGCTGTACCGCCATTCCGGCATGTCGAAACCGGAAGCGTCCCACGCGACGTACACAACGCGCTGGTTCTGGTTGGCGATCGGGTTGTACGCCCATTCGCCTACCGCGTAGCGCGGCGGGTAGACGGGGAGGCGCGACTTGATCCGGCGCTGGTACTCCGAAGCCGGTTCGCTGGCGTAGTCGATCCGCTCCAGCTTCACCCCCGCCGCTTCGAACTCCGCGGGCGTAGCGCCGTGAACGCGGCGCAGGGTGTTCGTACGCTCCGCATCCTCTGCCGCGTAGCGGGCGGCTTCCTCGCGCTTCTCTGCCAGCTTCTCCGCGCCCCGGGCAACCTCGCGCTCCCGCTGCTCCGCGAAGGCGGGGGAGCGCTGGCAGCGCTTGCAGGAAACCTTCAGCGCGTAGGTGGTGACGTTGATCCCCGCCCATGCGTGGGCGCCGTCTTCCGACTTGTAGACCGTGGCGAACTTCTGCTTCTGCCCGCACGCTGCATCGAAGCTATCGGCCTTCTTGAAGTGAACCGTCGTAGCCATGTCCGTTTCTCCTTGGAATCTGGCGCCCGGAACCTAGCTGCCGGGCGGGAATCGCTACCGCGTAATCCGGTTAGACCACGTTACGCGGTAGCGTGCAAGTTAGCCGTTAGCCGATGGTGAGGATGCGGCGCCCGTGCGCCCCGCGGCGCTCACCGATGACGACCCCCGCCGCACGGCAGCGGGCGATCAGGCTGCGGCGGCTGTTGGCGTACACGGCGCCGTAGCGCCGAGCAGCGCCGCGCAGCGTGGCGCCAGACAGCGCCTCGGTGCCGTTCAGCACGTTGCGCTGGTAGTCGCCGCGCGCCAGCGCATACGCAGCATCGTACGCGGCGCGATCGTACACCTCCGTATAGCGGCCGGTGACGGCGACGATCGGGCGATCGGTATTGGCGGCGGGAGCGGTGGCGGTGGCGGGGGTGGTGGCGACGGCGGGGACGGTGGCGGGGACGGTGGCGATCATCGGACGATCCTTTCGGAGTGAGGCGGCAGCGCCGCCGGGTGATGGTTAGAGCCTAGTGAGTTAGCCGGTAGCCGTCAAGCGCTACCGGCTAACTCACTAGGCCCCGCCCGGTCTTATTTGGGGGCGGGGCCACTTTTCAGCGGGCGATCTCCACCTTGACACCAGCCTGCCGCAGCCGGTGGATCGTAGCACTCTGCCCCGCGCGCTGGCGCATGGTGCCCGCGCGGACGATCCACGCCTTGCGCGCCTTGTCCCACGTCCCGCCGATCGCCTTGATCTCGTCCCGGTGGGGGTAGGTGTCGCCAGAGAGAATCCAGGTTTCGCCAGCCGCCATCTTCGTACCCTCCGGCGCCGTGCGCCGTGCTCCGCGTCAGTGAGTAGAACTCTAGGGCTTAGTCGGTAGGACGTCAAGCCCTACCGACTAAGCGCCATCGCGCTCCATCCGCTTGAGTCGGGCGATCCGCTTGCGCAGCTGGAGCAGGGCCCGCGCGTGCTCTCTCTGCGCCGCCTCCAGCTGCTCCCGCAGCGCCACCACCCGATTCGTTTCGCGGCGGATGTCGATGGCCTGCCGCCAGCGCAGCACGCACGTCACGCAGTCTCGATACAGCCCGTCAGGCTGTGAGCGATCCCGGTAGTAGCCGCCGCCCTCCGACTTCGGCTTTGCCGGGTACTCCTTGCGACAATGCGCGCAGCGCTTGGTGGTGGTGGTGGTGGTGGTGGTGGTGGCAGCCATCAGCGTACCTCCGTGTTCCGTGGACGGGCGGAGGATGTAGTGCGCAGCACGCAAGCGGAAGCATACGCATTAGCGTGGTAGTTACGTGGTAGACGATGCGGGGTAGTCGGCGGCGGAATCACTGGCCCGACGATCCCGGCGGGGCGTGTCAGATGCAAAACGAAAAAGGGCCCCACGGCCTAGACCGTGGAGCCCTTGAGCGTGCGGAGCGCGGAGCGGCTACGCGATAGAGATGTAGCCCTTGGCCGTGTCCACGATCAGATCGCTACGGAGTCCGCCGCTGGTCAGATACTCCGCCACGCGCATCCCCGTGCGGTAGAGCGCGAAGCGCTCCTTGGCGCCGCCGCGGTTCCGCTTCGGGTTCTCGTCAACCAGAAGCGTGATCGTCTGATCCTCCGCGAAGCGCGGAGCACGGGACCACCCGCTGCGATCGGTAGGAGCCTTGGCCTTCGGCGCCGCCTTGGCCTTGGGCGCAGCCTTGCCCTT